CATATGATGATCCTGATCAGAAGGTAGCTAAACCTGCTTATGCGGATGCAACCTTCGCTGATGAGTTGATTCAATTGATCAATGTGACCCCTTTTTGTCCTGAACAAGCGGCTGTAGAGGAGAAAGGAAAGAATTTTGTCTCTCCTATTGTTGTTCATTATACTACAAATACTTTACCTAGTAAGACGAATTTAAATGATAAGATTAAAGATCCCTATGCTTTTGGTAGAAGATTTCCTCTTGTTGTTTTAATGAGTTTGAATGAAGGTTATAGTAAACCTGATGAGACTGTTGATGAAAAGAAGATTTGTGATAAAACCTATTCTTATAACATTGGTTCATTTACCCCTCAGATGGAATTTGAATCGAAGGTTATAATAACTTCACGTACCCAATTTTTGCGTTATTACACTATTTTCTTGCATGATTGGGTTTTAACTCAACAAGCGAAGCTTGCTCCGGCGGCTAGTTTAGAGCCAAGCCCAGTTTGTAAAAGTTGCAAGATGCTTGTGAAGTTTCACGAGGACTCATTGTGTGAGTTTAAGGTTAAGGAAATTGAGCATGAACAATTTGAGATTGATTATGCTGATTTTGTAAGAAATAACCGACAACGTTTTTCAACAGTTGGTTTTAAACGTCTCAAGAATCTTATGACGTCTTATGATGAAGATTTTGGTTTCGTGCGTGTTTTTCTTCTTGGAACTCCTGGTATGGATGATAAGTTTAATAGACGTTTTGAAATGGAGAAATTTAATCAGATTTTGATATGCACTGCTGGTCTTGAGAAGCCACAATTGAATATGCTTGAAAGTTTTGAATGTGAAGAGACTTATATCTTCTTCAAAGCTAAGTTGCAGGCGATGATTGCTAATAAAACAATTGGAAAAGTTAAAAATTTTAAAGAGTTTTATGAGTATTTGTTACCTGTGTCAACTCTTCGTAATCAAGCTTCGAGTTTTTCATCTAATGTTGTTAAAGAGAAATTACCTCTAGCTAATTTTTTAGCATGTTTTTCTTTAGTAACGGTTTGTGCTTATGTTGTTTTAGGCTTTACCGGAGTCCTTGTTATGTCGACTTTAACCTCTTTGTTGATTGGTTGGTTGTTACATGGGACTTTCTTAGAGAGTGTTTTAGATTCTCTTCCAACGCCAACTTCTGTATTTGGTCATTTGTTTTTCACCAAACTGGTAAATCTTTTTGTTAAAAAGGATATTATTTTTAGAGTGGTTAAGATGCGTTTAGAACGAGATCAATATCGAGCTCTTAATTTGTTTGGTCCTTGTATTGCTGCTATAGTCGCAGCCTTAGGGATGAAAGTTCTTTATGATTACTGGACCAATGGTGAAGAAGATGGTTATAAACCAGTTCCTACTACTGGGAGGTTTGTCCCTTTAGATCCTAACGTTGACTGTTTGGATGGAACATTTATTCCCAAAAAATGGTTTTCTGAAGAGGCGCAAACTGAGATATTTGGTCTTGCAAAGGATAAGAAGGGTTTAGATATCCAGGAAGGTCCTTATGTGAAACCAAAATATGTTCCTGTTCCCGCTTCACAAGCTGTAGGTGATGATTTTAGTAAAATGATTTTTATTAATCAAAATGCCTGGAATCCTCATCGTACCCCTCCACCAATGAATGCTAATCCTCATCCATTGGAAACTATTTATGCTGCCATCAATAAATCTATCATACGAATTAATTGTCGTGGTCAGAGTATTTTTGGTTTGCGTTTGAAAGGGCATAAGTTCATTTTTCCAGCTCATGTTTTGACTCATTCGGAGAAATTGACCCGAAATGATGATGACTTTTGCAAGTTTGATTCTTTTGAAATTAAGGCCTACTTGCCTGATGGTAATTTCTTGGATGCGAAGACTTTGGATAGTACCAATTGTGTAAAATTGAAGGATCAGGATTTAGTGATTGCTGACATACCAGAATTTTGTGTACTTAATCGTAGTGAAATTTATGGTTTTCTTTATGTCAGTAATTTGTCAAGTGATCGTTTAATAAATTCGCAGATGTGTAATTACATACCTGAGACGAAAACGGTAACTGTTTGTGAAGGAAAATCTACTTTTACCATTTCTCCTTTTCATGGTGAGCGAGTTCTTATTACTTCCACTCAAAAGACAGTAAATGGACAATGTGGTTTGCCTTTAATTGGGTTGGTTAATGATCACTGGTTTATTGTTGGAATTCATGTCGCTAGAGATACTTTGAACGATCGTAGTCTTCAAGAAAATATTTCTAGAGAGTTGGTCACTAGCGTTTTGAATAGAACTCAATCTGTTCTTGATGTTAATGATGATTTTTGTTTATTATCTGGTTTAATTTGTAAATTAGATAAGAGACCGAGTGAGCATCCAGCATCTATTCATAGCGACATAGCGCTTTTGAAAGCATTTCCTGAACGATCTTCAGTATTAAATTACATGACTAGACCCAACAATTGTGTTTTTTCTCAGTTTTTAGGTTCGATCCCAGAGTACCATCAGATGAAATTTAAATCTGATCTCCAGGCAGTTCCTGAAATCTTGGTGATTAAAGATTTAGCGAGAGAGTTTGGTGTTGCCACTGATTTTGGAATTGCCACTCCAAAGGTTGTTATACCTGAGGACGGTGATTTACATGGTTATTCTGACACTTATTTGATGAATATGCTTGAAGCCTCTAATACTTTCTTTCGAGGTGAACATATTGATTGGGCCATTGAAGATTATACTGCTCCTTTTGCAGAAATATTAAAAGGGACAGCTAGAAATTTGACTTTTGATGAGGCCCTTCATGGAACTGATCATATAGTTGGTGTTAATTTGAATACTAGTGCTGGTCCACCTTATAACACTGCGAAGACTATGTGCCAGATGGAGCGAATTGATGAATTTACTATTAATGTTAATCCAGTTCTTGTTGAATCCGTAGCTGAAGTTGAAGCAGTGTTGGACACACCTGGCCAGATTCCTGTTTTTCCTTTTACTACTACTTTGAAAGATGAAATAGTTTCTGAGAAGAAACTGAAAGTAGGTGAGGTTAGAAATTTTCAAGTTGCCACGACACTTCAAACTCAGATGTTTAAAATGCATTTTGGAAAATTGTTTGATATCTTAACTGAGAATAAGTATTTGGCTGAAGTTTTGATTGGCTTTAATGCGACTTGCCCAGTTCAGGTCAGTGATTTGATAGATTTCTTTAGTCGTGTTGGACCTATTACACGAAAATCAGCTCTTGATGGTGATTATAGAAAATATGATCAGAAACATGCTGTAGATGCTATGTTCACCGCCATCAAAGTTACTCTTATCTTTTGTAAGATGATGGGTTTTAGTGATGAAGAGATAGATAAGAAACGACGTTTGTTGCTATCGATTTGTTTTACTATTCGCATTATCAAAGGTGAGGTGGTATTCTGTGTAGGGACTTTACCATCGGGTTGCTTCTTAACAGCTTGGTTTAACTGTATTCTTAATTCGATTTATTTTCGTAGTGCTTATTATTGCATTATGGGGAGAGAGTACGTTACATTACATGAGTTTAGATCTCGTGTCAAATTGATGTTAATGGGTGATGATAATACTGGTAATGTACACGATGACCTTATCAAGTTGTTTACTTGTAGACGAATCGCAGTAATATTTTCTAGATTTGGTCAAGTATATACTCCAGCTGATAAGAAATCAGAGTTATCAGATGAATTGAAACCTTTAACTGAATGTACGATTTTGAAAAGAGGGTTTCGAAAAGCAGATCCCCTTGTGGAGCACATGCATTGGTCTATGCCACTTGAGCTTAAATCCATTTTTAAATCTACTATGTATACTGGAAAGAGTGTTATTAGCAGAGAGGAGTGTCAAGCTCAAACTTTGTTTTCTGCTCGTCGAGAGTTATTCTTTCACGGACCTGAAGTTTTCGAGGCTGTTTGGCCACGTCTAAAACTCTGTGGACCTCCTATTAAAGAATACTCTTATGAAGAAGTTAGAGATTCTGTAACACAAAATAGAGTCTTACTTTTACGTGAACAGGTTAGTGAGATCTCCCCTGTAACGGAAGTTCAAGGGATTGTTGAAGACTTGTTTGATTATTGTCGTCGTAAACGTTCACAATCTATCTTGTCTGAAGTTGATAAGAGTATTACCGTTATTAGTGATGTCAACGCTCGAAATGTGTGCCCGTTAGGTCAGACCATTAGTTGTTGGTGGCTTGATGGTGTTCGTGCTCAGATGGAAATTTCAGAGAATTTTGATGAGATGTTTCCACCTATGTGGACTTATGGAGATGTTCGTTACCAGTTGAATAAGATTTATGGTAGTTTTGATTTTAAGGAGACTGAGGTTAGTGAGGAAACTAAAACTCAATCGACCGTTGGAGAGTTGGAACCGGTTGGTCCGGTGGACACTCCTGTTGAGACCCACCCAATTTCAGTCAAGGACCCCATTGCCACTACTCCTGAGCAACAGAATGATGATTATTTTCAGAGACGTTTTATGATTCGTCGACAGAATTTAGTTAATACTGATGTTGAATATACTCAAATGGCGACTTTTGATCCTATGCAACTTTACTTTAGTTTGGGAACGATAGCTAATCGAACTAGTTACTATACTTTTTGGAGAGGAACTTTCGAATTAGAAGTTGTTTACAATGGTCCTCCCACCGCCTATGGTGGTTATGTAGTTGCTGTTTGGCCTTATGGAACTAATGAACCTGGTTTTAATAAAGCATTTTCATTGGATTTCAGACAATGTCTCCAAACGACTCATTGGTATGTTGATCCATCAACAGCAACCAATTTTAAGTTTGTTATGCCTTTCACCTCTTTACTAGATGCTTCAACATTTATTGCTGGATCAAGAAATTATAGTAGTTGGCGTGTTCAAATCTATTGTTTAGATGCTTTGAAGGATACTGCCGGAGCTAGTGTGGCTTCCACTTTGACTTTTTATGGTAGATTCCAGAAAGATTTCAAGATGGGAGGTCTTACGAGTCAGGGTTTGATTTCAGACTATCTTTCTTGGTTTGCTGGAGGTATTACTAAAGTTGCTCAGGCGGGCATCATTGCAGCTAGTGGCGTTAGCAAATTGTCTGAAGCAGCTGGTGCTCTAGGATTTACTAGACACCCATCTTTAGCACCAGAAGGTCAAGTTGTGAGACGTTTGAATGGCGACATGCAATGTGTCGATGGTATTGACACCGTGAGTTTGCCAGTTTCATATCTCCACAATAATTATGTTGATAAATCTCCGTCAAGCTTTGGTGATGATTTGATGTCAGATGTTTCATTCTCTTCCATTTTTAAAAGAGAAGGTTTCATTATTAAATCTCCCTGGCTCTCTTCTGCTGCTTTTAATACGGTTTTAGTTTGTATCCCTGTTACTCCAATGCTTTATGCCAATTCTGGTATAACATCTCAATTAGCTCCTATGGGTTATTTTGGTACGTTGTTCCAGTATTGGACAGGTGATATCAACTTCCACTTAAAGTTTTGTGCAGGGAAGTTCCATGCTGGTGCTGTAAATGTTTTCTGGTCTCCAACTTTTCTCAATTTAGGCAGTATTTTAGTGAATGAACCACTTGGATATGTGCCCTCATGTCGTTATGATTTACAGAATGGGAGAGAACTTAAAGTGACTGTTCCTTGGAATAATGTTTACCCAGCTTTAAGTGTTTATCCTATGGTGGCTAATCAGACTCCTAGTTCAAACATTATGCAACCTAATAATGGTTTTATAGTAGTTTCGGTTATCTCACCACTTGTTCTTGGTGGTTCAGCATCAACCTCAGCTCAGATTATTTTAAGTTGTAGTAGTGATAATTTAATTTATCATAAACCACGTAGTGTCACTGAGCCATGGACTGACTTAACCCAACCCTGGAAGATATTTCATCCTCAAGGTTTAGATGATAAGGAAGAGTTTATAGAAAACTGTTCACTTGGGACGCAATTGCCCCCAGATGGCCTTAAAGACCTTTATGGTAGTACTTTGTTGTCGGCTGATGCTTTGGTACAGAAGTATAGTGCTTTGTTTAATTATGGTTTTTTGTATAAGGCACAGGCAGTTGGCGGTCATACCTTAAAGTGGTCTATTCCGTTTTATGGCACGACTTGTTCGACAGCTTCAGCAATTAGCAATATCACGAACTCTATTTATAGTGGTACTGGTTTCGGTTACTTGGATCCGAATGAGTTAACTATGGACATTTCTCAGTATACTGGAGTTTGTTTTTTAGGAACTCGAGGTGGTACTTTAGTTAAGTTAATGTTCTATAGGGCCAAGACTAGCGATGTTGTACCAGTTTCCTTAAATATTACGACTTATGAAGGTACGAAATCTACTGATACTAGTACCCCAATTGATTGGTCTAATAATAATGGTATGACTGATTCTTCTTTTAGTAACAATCCTTGGATTAATTTCTTTCCCTTGAGAGGAGAAAATAGTTGTGTTGAAGCAGCGTTACCGTTTGATTCAGCCTATCATTATCTCCAGAATAATCAAGGAGGAAAGTATGGAACCCAAGGAAAGTGGATCCAGTTTGAGATACGATTTGGTGAATTTGCCGCTGTAGGTGATTGTGCCAGAATTGCTGCATTTACGGCTGGAGGCCCAGATTGTCACCTAGTTAGATTCCTATGGTGTCCTAGATTTCCAATCTTTCCAACCCCTGCTCTCGTTGCGAGAGAGCTTTACCCCTCCGAGTTAGAAGAAGGGGAGGTTTTCGCATACACAAATCCCGAAATTTTATGAATTTTTGGTCGCCCAGGTAGTCGGCGGATAAGTTTCAGTCTTGAACTTATCAAGACTGCATCTTATGTTTTGTGTGTTTTTCATTCTCATTGTATATATAATTGTGTGAACGTGTTATTTAAATTTTTTAACGTTTGTGTGAAAGTGTGTTATAATAAGAAGAGATTGCAG